TCTATATGTAAAATCTACAAGCGGTTCTTGGAATGGTGATTCTAGATATGGCTATATAGAGATAGATGGAAGTAGACATACTTTTCATAGTTCTTTTAAATCTAATACTACTACAACTTTATCTTCCTACACTAAGACTGTAAAACATGATTCAGATGGTGGTGGAAAAATAACTATAAAAGGTTACTATCAAACAGGTGTTTCTGCAGGTAACATTTCTATTTCCAAAACGCATACACTTGATAAGATTGATAGAACTTTTTCCGTTAAATATAGTGCTAATGGAGGTACGGGAGCCCCAAATAGTCAGACTAAGACTTATGGTAAAACACTTACTTTAAGAACAGGGAAACCAACTAGAAATGGTTATAACTTTGTAAAATGGAATACGAAGTCTAACGGTACAGGAAAAGATTATAAACCAGGTGGTAGTTATACTTCTAATAGTGATGTTACTTTATATGCTATTTGGGAGGAAATATCTTACACTATAAATCTTTCCACTAATAACACATTTAAATTTCTAAAAGTTATATATGTTAGATATAATGATACTACTTCAACTTGGGGTGAAACTACTCCTATGGATGGGTGGTATTCAGATGGTTGGGTAACATCATCTGGTGATTTTTTGCCTAATGGGTCAAAAATTCAATCTACACCAGGGTACGCCGAAATATATCATAACACTACTGTTAATGCTCATGAGCTTCAATATACGTCTACTGTAACTTATAAGTATAATGGCAGTGAGATTGTTAGTGAAGACCTTGAAACAGAATTTCATTATAATGATTTAGTTAATCTGAAAGACCCAACAAAAATAACTAATCCTATATCTATATCTGAAGATAAGGAGTTTGAGGGGTGGGAAACTGATTCAGGAAAACTGTATAAAGCAGGAGAACCCATAAGCTGGGCTGGTGCAAAAAGTGGTGATGATTCTATCACACTGAATGTAAAATTAAAAGATAAAGATAAGGTAAATGTTTACTATAATTCTTTATCTATTATAAATGAAGATAATGTAGTTGAAACTCATATTGATTCAAATAGTATATTATATGGTGGTTCACATCAAGTTAAAGATTTAACTTCAGTTATAACTGATACTGTTGATGGGTTTGGATTTTCAGGCTGGTGGAAAATAGGTAGTAAACCTATATTTGATGAGTGGCAAAGATATAATTTGCCTAATCAATATTTATTTTCAAATGATTTTGAGCCTACGTTTGATGATAATCACTACAATAGTAAGTATGGTATTGTAGATAAAGAATATACTATACAAAATATAACGTCAAATACAGAACTTTACCCTGTATACAAAGACTTTAGCCCAAGCGGTGTTAAATTAGTAAATAGTTATAGAGATTATATTGATGGAGATGAATATTCATCAAAAGATGCTAGAGAAGAATATTTTTCATATTTAATTGGAAATATAAGTTCTTTTGATATTTCGCTGATAAGTTCTCGTTATGTAGTTGCTTGGAAAATACAACTTCCGAGTGGTATCAGATTAAATACTTCAAATATCGAATGTAAAATTTATTCATCTCAACCAAACCAATCTGACCCAATTTATGATACTTTTACTGCTAATGAGATAGCTATAAATAATAATACTGAAAATAATATTAGTTATTGTTATATACTATTAACTAACAGTGGGGAGTATGATAGTAAACAATCTGTAGATCCAGCATACACTTATACATTTAAACTATATAATATTAAAGATAGTTTAAATAAGGATGTGGTACTAGATGACATTGTTTTAACTGCACCAAGTATAGTTAGAGATATAAACAGAAAGGGTAATGTAGTATCTTTCTTTGGAGGTGCTAAAGAAACTCCTGAAAAATCTCAATCTTCATCTGTACCTGAATTATGGGTAAATGGAAATTTAGTAGTAACTGGAGAAATATTTACAGAACCAGATGGGAATGAGAATAATAACTATGGTCTAAAGCAAGCTATAACCATTGTAGCAAGTGCTGTTAAGTATATAGAAGATAAAATGAATGAAAATGGGTGGAAACAAGGGTACACTGATGGCTTAGATGACATATCTAGTGGTAAATTTAAAAATAATAGTTAAAGGATAATGAATGTATTCAATAGCTTTTCCTAATATATTTAATGGGTCTACTATTAAGTTATATAAAGACGAAATTGCTGTTAAAAGTAATTTACGAAATCTTTTAGGTGCGAATAGAGGGGGATTGTTTGGTGATCCTCATTTCGGTACTGCACTTAAACAGATATTGTGGGACCAAGCTCATCCTGATGTAGCTAGAGAATTAATAAGAGATGAGGTTTATGAAGCAATTTTATCTTACATGCCACAAACAACTATAGATAGAGATGCTATAGGGGTAGAAATTGAAGATAATGTTGTAAAAGTAACTATAAGAGCGTTAAATGATTTGGGTATATACTCAAATCTTTTAGAAATAAGTTTACTTACAGATTCAGACAAAAGTTAAGGGAATTATAAATGGCACAAGATATAATTAACGAAAATCAAAAAATATCATACACTAATTTAGATTTTTCTGCCATATACACGGAAACACTTGATTTAATTAAACAACTTACATATAAGTGGGACCCATCAATTTCAGATGAGTCTGATCCTGGTGTAATTTTAGTAAAGTTGTCAGCTTTACTCGCAGATAAATTGAATTATAATATTGACAAAAATATACTTGAAACATTTCCATTATCTGTAACCCAAGATGGTAATGCAAGACAATTGTACGACCAGTTAGGCTATTATATGGATTGGTATATAAGTGGTCAGACAGACGTAGCTATTAATTGGGTTGGAGAAAATAATCCTAATTCATCTTTACAGACATATAGAATACCTAAATTTACTCCTATATGTGATACCGAACAATCGTCTAATAAACGATTTACTATAATTGGTGTAGAAGGTGCAGAAGATAATGTAGTTTCTGATATATTAATTACTAATGATGGAGCTACAGTTGTAGCACTTGTAATGGAAGGATTTCCTGTACAATACCAATTTGAGGGAGAAACAGTTATAACTTCTCAAATGGTAGATCCAATTTCTCATAGACTATATTTTACCACAAAATATATTTCACAAAACGGTGTATTTATTAAAAATACTAATCAGGATAACTATGCTGAATGGAAAAGAGTAAATAACTTATATGAAAATACATATAATGAATTAAGGTACATATTTGGCTATGACAGTCAAACAGATACTTGTTATTTAGAGTTCCCTGACAATTATGCTGAACTAATTGGAAGTGGTATAGAAATTACTTATCTTATTATTGACCCTACTGGTGGTGAGGTTAAACCACAGGAGTTAACTCAATTCATGGCGCCAATTAGTACAACTGTAACTGTTGATGATGTTGAATCTGTTATACAATTAAATAATGATAATGTAAGAATTATTAACTACTTAGCATCCTCAGGTCATTCTGACATTGAAGGGATTAATGAGGCCTATGTTAATTATAAAAGAACAGTCGGCACATTTAAAACTCTTATAACTTTGAGAGATTTCTTAAATTATATAAGAAATGAAGATTTAAATGTATGTTCAAACGCTTTTGTATGTGATAGAACTAATGATGTTCAATCTGTATATAAGATTATGAATAAAGGTAAAGACTTAACTAATTTAATAGTTAAAGTAGAAAAATTAGTTAAGAATCAATCTTCTGATTCTGTGTTTAACTACACATTTACACTATCAAAAGATTCTAATGTGGTAAGTGGGAAGACTTATTATTTACCATCTGAAGATGGTGAAACTTTAGAACCTGTAGAAAATCCATCTGGAAGTCCAGCATATAAAAGATATTATGAATTAAGTTCAAGAGAATTAGATACAGATGATGCTTTAGAAGCTTTCACACTAAAATTTTATATGCTTAGAAAATCTATTTCAGTGAATAGCTTGGCTGCATATAACCAAACTTTTACCATGTTAGACCCTTATCCAGATTTTGATACATTGTTTGCAGATACTTCACATCTTGAACATACTTATGGAGAAATATTACCTGTAGGGAAAAATTATTTCAAAAAATCTACAGATGAGGAATGGTCTGATACAAAGTCATATTGGCTATATGATCCAGATACTAATAAATATTCACTTATAACTAAATTGGAAGATTATATTAGTGGTGGTGCTGCTCCTGTAGATATGGAAAGAGTTTATGATATTAAAATAGAAGCATTGATGCCTCATGTAATTTTCTTTAAGACACTTTATCCAGTAGAGATGAATGTTTCTACCTATAATGTCCTTGATGTTGATACACAAGAAATTATAAGAACTAATATAATTGATGCCCTATATAGTCAAACATCAAGTTCAGAAATGAATTTTGGAGACGAGGTTTCAGTAGATTATTTAGCAAATATTGTTAAAGAGAGTGACACAAGAATTAAGTCAGTAGCAATTTCTCCAATAAATTATTACTTATATGCAACATATTTTGATGATGACCAAGAAGCTTATATTGAACTGTATATAGATGATGATATGAGCATATTCTCACCAGAGTCTTATCAAAGCAGTACAAGTATTATTGCTTCACAGATTAAGAAAGATATTGTGGCAAAATCTATTCTTGCTGGTGTGACTCAATTAATTATACCAGACGATGAATTTGTATATCATTTACCACAAAAGCACTTATTGTATAGAAATGATATAGTTCGTGTAGAGCCAGAAGCAGAAATAGATATTAGTACAGCTTCTACCAGCTATTCAGTAAGTAATAATGTATCAACTATAAGGAAAACATATACATTAAAAGAAAACGAAAAATTAACTTTCTTTAAGCCTCATTTAATTGACACTGATACTTTTTTATCTGGTGTTCATTATGAATACTCTATCAATTCAATAATTGAAGCAAATCAGTCTTATAAATTAAAAGATAATGAATATTTCATTTTCTATTTAGGTAATAAAGAAGAGGCTGGAAATAACATAGAAAGCTATACTGCACATGCCTTTGGGCCAGAAACTATCATAACTTCATCATTTGCTATTCCTAGACAAGCTGATGTTTCAAGTTTATCTAATTTTGCTCGTTCTCAAATTATACCTCAATTTGAATTAGCTTCTGACCTAAGTAGGTTTACCGAAACTACTTCTAACAACACTTACATGACAGAAATTAGAAATAGCTCTTCCATAATAAATAATACTATTTCTGGTACAGATTCAATAAGAATTAATATAATTGATATTGCTGACATAGAAATATCAGATAAATTTAAATTCTTTTGGATGCTTAATAAACCTACATATTTTTCTAAAGACAATAATAGAAACTATGTACTTTTTGGTGAGTACAACAGTGAAGAAGATAGTAAGTACTATGATGATATAAATAGTTATACTTTAAAATCTGGTGAAATATTATTCTATACAGATGAAAAATTTACTGAAGGCAATACAATAGGTTCTGGATGTACTCTTATTAGAAATTGTGGAGTAGAATCTTCACAATATGGGGATCCATTAAAAAATACAATTTACTTTGCTGAAGTTAATCATTTATCTTCAATAGTACCAAATTCAAGTTTTTCTACGTTGACTGATTCCAATGATGTGATGAGACCTAGAGAACAGGGACTTTATGAGACACATGGAGCTACAGAATACACAGAAGAGGGTGAATTCAATCCATTTGAGCTTGGGTTATATGAAGCAATAGGTGATCCTACTGCGCCTGATTATTATATCCCATCAAAAGATACTGCAAATAATAATGGTAAACAGTACTATGAGGTAGAGTTTGTCAGAACTAATGATGTTACGGCCGTGTCTATTAAAGATTATTATGTTCTTGTTATGAGAAAAGAATCTGGATACTTTAGAAAATCTGATTATATAGATTCTGACGGCATTCCAAGAACAACTTATGTAGTAGATGAATTAGATAGTGGATGTTTTGAGGAAGTAAATATAAAGGATTTTGATGATCCAAAAGTTATAAATCCAGTAG